CCCGGCTCGGCAGGTCGACCAATTCGGTGGGCACCACAAATTGCATCGCTTGAGATGTGACGGGTACCTCGGGTATCGGATCGACTGCGGGTTGCAAGTTATTAGAAGGTTCTACTCCTAATCTATCTTGATTATTTCTCATACTTCCTCCATATTCTGTTTATAGTATATTATTGTAATCTTCTTTTTAAGTTATAAGTTTTTTTAAAATTTCTTTTGATATTCGGCTGCGACGTAAGTTATTTCCATGGACACAGTGAGGCTTTCATCAGTGTCATAAGATAAGTCCCCTCCAAAATCTATAGATACGGGCTGCGGTTCGATAAAGTTCCAACTCTCCGTCACCCTTCCTTGGCTATCTAAATGCGCTAATTTTAAATTAAAAGTGTTGTTTTGAATATTGGTAAAAAACTTACTCAACGATTTAGCATTCTGTACGGGCTGATATCCCATAGACGTAAGCCACCCATAGACCTTATCGGAGGCATTGTAGCCCGTCTCCATGTCATGAAACACAATGGTACAGTTGTCCCAGGTATAATTTTTAGTTATAATTCGTGTTTGAGAGGTAAAATTGTTAATAACCTTTTCACTATCCAAGTTGATTTTAGGTTTAGTAAAACTTTTTACATTGAAAACGGGAGGACCAAATTCCCCTGCTGTGGGACCCGTGAGATCGATCAAGCCCCACCAACGATAAGATCGCTTGGGCTCTACACGATTACTACTCCAAAAGCGCGCATCTGCCATAATTTATCCTTAGAGGTTATTCGTTATGAGTTACGTTGGCATTGACTTCCTGGGGGAAAGTCTTAAGAGTCGCATAATCATAATCTAGTGATAAAGTGTATTCCACCAAATCATCACTATCATACCCCAGTTGTCCAAAATCAACCTGGGTGATAAACGGGTTCCACAATTTCCACTCTTCAATAACCTTACCTCGCGCATCAATTTGACGAAGATAGATTGATCCCATCGCTTGATTAGCAGTAAACTTAGAAATGGAAAGCTTAGCCGCATTAGGTGTGGTAGGAGCCGTATAACCCGATGCACGGAGAATATTCATTAAAATGGCTGAAGCATCAGGAGTAGCTGGATCTACTAACGTTACATCAATTGGTTGCCAAGTAATACGTCCGGGATACTTGAAAGTATGTTGAATGTATTTTACTTCCCCTTGACCATCCATTTGAAAGGTGGGTTTCTTCGCGGTTTTAATAAACCATGAAGAAATAGTATTCAATTCGTTCACTGGAACAATGTCCATTAAGAAACGAAATGCTCTTTTAGGTTCTACTTGATTTGATGTCCAGAATGCCATTTATTTGTGTCTCCTCATTCGTTATAATAAATAGTCGGGCTATATTTTAATCCTCAAATGCAGCGCCAGAATCTGTTATTACAAAATCAATTGCAATAAACTCAATGGAACGCGCAGGCTTAAGGAAAATTTGTGCGTACATAATATTTCTATCAATCAAATCGGGAGTGGTAGTGGTGTCATCCAGAACTAATTTATAGTCTTCCAGACCGAGACCGGCTTTCACATCAGCCAGCAATGGTCCCACACGACCGCGGAAGCGATTCCACGTGGTCTCCACGTTTTGATCAAAGAGCAATGTAGCCGCAATTTTAGAAATCTGTCGCTTGAGGAAAATCAACAAACGACGCACATTGATTCTATCTAAGGCAGAAGGAGTCATTTGTAAGGTTTTCTGTCCAAAAATCACAATACCTTCTGCGGGAAATTGTGCAATGGGGTTAATGTTTGCATCGTATAGCTTGTCACGATCCTTTGAGACAAGACGTTGGCGTACGCCCACCACGGGAACGCCCGCGGCATTGTTAGCCGAAAGTCCACCGCGAGTAAAGCCTGCCGGTGCAAACCATAAAGCTTGTGCTTTTTGACCATAAGACATCGCCCCAATGGCTGCAACTGAGGGTGGCACCCACAAGACGGCGCCATTGATGGTGTCTTTGATCTGCACCCAAGGATAATAAGCGCACGCAAAACTTGAATTGATTTGTAAGTTCTGCTTCGCATTATTGATGGTCGTGTCTACACTACCAATGCGTTGGGCAATAGCGTTAGAAGTTTCTGTGGGAGGCTCATAACCACCTTTGAGGTCAATCACCGCCAGAGCATCTCCGCGATCTGTGCACATGTCTACAATGTTGCGTGACAAGGTGTAATCCGTGAGTCCCGGCATTGAACACAAATCAAACTCCACATTTTCAGGGTCTCTCAGGCTATCAATGGCGACTTTTACCGAATTGAAAGTATAACTTGTAAGTTCGGTATCTGTACCATCCCATTGAGTATTCCGGAAAGGATCGGCTTCTTTAATATTTAAGCCGTCAAAACCGCCAGCCAACACCGTAGTAAATTGATTGGCTCCCACATCAATCACGTTTTTCCATGAACCGGAGCCAGCATTTACATAAGTAAGACCGTTGCGCAATGCGCTATCATGACGGGAGCCTGATGTATAAACATTAGTTCCAGTCAGTTCGTTACCCGAATTAACCTTGTCGGTGTTGACAATATCATCCAAGGTAAACACATAAGAATATTTTAGATTACTCGGAAGCGCGGTACCGGGACCCCACATGTTCGCATCACTGATGGCTGCGGGTTTAGGTCCTGTATATCCTCCAATGGTAAGGGAGGGCTTCCCAGAGCGGTTGAATGTTGTATCTACACCAAAATATACATTGCGAGGATCTGTAGGAGATCCTTCGGATGCGGAGTGGCGCAAACGTAATGTAGGGAACTGGAATGTCAGGCTCAAGCCACTGTCGTAAGCTCGCGCGGTGTTACCACTCACAACGGTTCCTACCGTCCATGCTGCAGCTGCAGGCGTAGCATAGTCTATGCCGCCCGTAACCAATGTCTGGTTATTTGTATTGATCGCACTATCCGCTTTGAAAGGCTTGAAAATCGGTGGTCCAAACACACCAAAAGGTAAAAGTTGAGGATCTGTAGTAGCCTCATCTACCGCGGTGTTCATTTCCACACGAATGTAGTCGGAATTGGTGTCGTGGTTGCCATATTCTACATAGCGTCTGTCATCATCCTGCCACACTCTATATTTATCCCCAATTTTGCGAGCGACATAATTTTCTGACTGGGGGTTGAGGTTGCAGTTATTATACTGTTCAATAATTTTGGGACGATTGTCCGTATCATCCATGGCTCTTACCAATACGGAAAAGGTTCCATAAGCGTCAAAATCACTAGGGGAGGCTTTGAGATCGGCAATAGAAATTTTAAGATTGCGTGATGCCCACCGTCCAGTGTTTAGTCCGACAATACGGAAAAGACGTTGCATGTTGCTTGCGAGATAAGAACCTGTATTGCTCGTAAGATCTTGCGAGAAGAACCATCCAGTCTTAGGATCAGCATAGTTACGCTTTACATCACCTCCGTTCATAGAGCCGCTGTCTAAGGGGGCTATGAACGCATATTGGTGAGTGGCGCTGGTTCCTAAAAGATTATTTACCTCATCTTCAAACGTTTCTCCCAACCAATAATCCACTTGAGAAGCAGCAGGAGTAGGAGAGTCTGATGAATCGTTCGCCAACGTTGGATTAGTGTTAAAAACGTTTCTAATGAAATGCTGAGAACTAGCATCAAAATTAAACTTTGTAGAGACGCTAGTAGTCGCACTTCCGGCGCCATCAGCCGCGCCAATAACTTCGGCTTTCCAGGTTCCAGCAGCTGCCGCTTTGATATAGGTATTCGTTCGAGATGCATGAGCTTGAAGCCCCTCGTTGGTAGTCAGAGCGCCAGGAGCCTCATTACTTCCGGAAGCTACAGTACCACTTAGTGCTAGAGAGCCGGTATTCATATAGAAGATAGCCCCTAACGTTCCCGTAGGTTGAGTTTCGGAGCCGGATTGTATTACCCAAAGACCCCATGCACCACCGGAAGATCCAGCAGCGGTAGCCACGCGGGCGGGGTCGGTAGCTGTGGTTTTCCACCCAGCCACGCCGCCATTGTTGGCTGCAGCGCCAGCGCCAGGGGTAGCACCCGATTGACCTTGACCCACTAATCTAACAAAGGTTAAAGGAGCGTTATTGCGCAGCCATGCTTGGGCGGCATATGCCCCATAGGTAGCTCCAATAGAGTTTCCATTTCGCGATATATCATCATTGGTGTTGCCCGCGACGGGTGCTCCAAATACTTGTACAAATTCTTGAAAAGAATTTACCTGAGTCGGAACCAATGCTGGTCCTTTCTGTGCCCGACCAATAATAGCCGGTCCTATTCCTTCTGGGGTGCTGGTCAATTGAGAATTATCAATCTCATTGACAAAAACTCCAGGGGAAATAAACTTAAACTCTTTTGCTGGCATATTAATTATCTCCTTGTGGGTTATTCAAGTTTCTCTTATTAATTAGTAAATGACTTTTGGAAAACCCTTATTTAATCCCTATATTTAGATTTGCCCCTTCCATATTCCGGAATGGCGCCCACAATTACTCGTTCGCGACCGATCTTTACTTCTACGGCGTTCTGGCGACGGATGATTTTGGGACGGTCCCCATTGGGACCTTCACCAATAATATAACCTAAGACTTCAAAGGATAAATTGGTCTGGTAAGTGCGCTCATCGGTACCCATATTGGCAATGTTGTTCTCCTGTGTGAGATCTTCTTGCAAAAACGTTTCATAACGGTGTCCGTCGTTCTCTATCACAAAAGCGCTGATGCCCCCTCCCAATGTTATAAACGGTGAAAGTAATTGATTCATGTGTTGAACATAATCAGTTCTTATTGTCACGGTATAATTAATATCGACGTAAATGGGCATCGGCATACTCAATGTTTCATACACCACCTTGTTGTTGATTTTTTTGGGATAATAACTTTGACGATTGGGAGTGTTGGTGACGTCCCCATATTTTTTTCGATTATCCGCAACGGTAAAGTTATTAGTTTTATCTTCTACAATTTTGCGCGCCAAGGTTATTCTACCAAAATGGTTTTTCTCCAGTAAATCTCCCGATAAACCGTAATAGCGCCCTTTTCGCGTCAAGCTTTTTTGCATGGTGCTTTTTTCAATAGAAATAAGGGGAAGAATAAGGGTGCCATCAGCATCAAACAAGTCTTTATTGTTTTTAGCTAAAAATGATCTTTCGGAGGTGACCCACACTACGGGGGTTTTTTTCCATCCTTCATTGGTAGTAGCAAAGCTGTTCATTTGTTCATCCACAAAATTATAAAAAGCTGCATCAATAGTTTCTAAACTGGAAGGCGCAAACTCTTCTACTTTAATGTTCTTAGCGCCGTCTTTAACGCCTTTATATTGATCATCACTTGGCATTAAAGGTTCCCTCCCGTGCTTTAATACATTTTGCTTCTATTTCCATTTTATGGTCGACTTGTCCAAAAATACGCCGTGGTTCGTTTAGCTGCACTATTTCATAATAGGTGTCCCCATATTTCACAAAGTCTCCTTCACGGACAAATAAATCCTGATCTTCCGTCAAGCGTCTTTTGTGAAAATGAATAATGATGGAGGAGCGTTTATCTATTCCTAAATTAGTGGTTTGCGTTTCTATTCCCTCCCATACAATTAAAGCGTAAACTCGAACTGGGGCTAAAAATGATTTTTCAATAGCTTCTCCATAAATTGGGTGAAAGTCCGTATGTTCCATGCTAATGGGGTAATAAAAGATGCCTTGTCCTATGACGCGCTCAATAAGCTCATCATTCACTTGTTTAACTAGATTACGTTCTTTTTCTCCTAAAAAGAGGGGAGGAGGAGGTTGTGTGGGTTGAGACCATTTGTTTTTATCATCATGAGACATTTTCTAGGTCATCCTGGATATATCAACATAGGCACCCGTTTTTCCACACTATTTACAGCATCGGATAGCTCTACATCACTTTGAGCAACTTTGGTATAAGTAAGCTCATCTAAAATCGTTTTTAACTCTTCGCGAAGTTTTTCTTGGTCACCTTGTCCTTGACTTATTAAGGCAGGACCGTCTAAGGTTACACTCTCACCGGGGATAGGGATGGTGGTGAATTTAGAACGAATGTTGCCTAGCATTTCTTTCGCTAGCGCGAGTGCAAAGCGTCTAATCCATTGTTTACCAATGGAATTGATATTTTGATAGGGGGTGTTCTCAAAGGGCAATGCATTAATATTATTAATACCATTAACCCCGTAATCCACATCAGTATCGTTTTCCCACGGGGTATTCCCTGCTACAAAAAAGTCTACCCACATTTTTTTTGGTCCAGTCTGAACACTTTGAGGAAAGATACGCAATTGGTCATTTTTAATCTCAAAGCTGTATTGACTATTGCGGGTATAAATAGCGTCCTCAAAAGCCATCGCTTGGGCTTTATTTTGCCACACCGGGACCAATTGAAAGGTGCTATCATCAGCATATTGACCGTAACTCGCCAAATCCCCTACCGTATTGAGCCCTCCGTAATACCCATAAAAGCGCCACATGGCTTGTGGCGTCTTATAATATACTTTAGTGACATTTACTCGGGACGTTCCAATTTTATTATAATAAGGGGCTGTTGTGTCGGTGGCAGCAGAGGAAGAAATAATACTCTGCAAGTCATAATCTTGTATTCCATCAGTAGTCGTAAAACTCGCGGAATAAATGG